GAGTATCAGATTAAGATAGCCAAGCACCANCATTCNCTNAAAAGAGATGCGTAGGCTAATAGATGGTGCGTTAAAGGATGTACTTACCTTACATGACTTATANGGTCAACTCAAAGAAAAGGTGGGCGATGTAACAGAAGAGGATGTAGAGAGGGAAGAAAGCAAGGCTCACCTTCAACGTAGTATCACACAATGTATACGTGATGTACGCCAGTCAGGCAGTATCACGGAAAGGGGAACAACAATATCTAGAGCAGATAGGTGTGAACCCTTCTAAGATGCAACACATCATTCGTAACTATGTGCAAAAAAGAAAAGGAGGGCGATTGGAGTACCAATGGTCTTGCTGATTTTGTGCGTCAGGTTACCGATGAGCTGATTGAAAAAGAGAAGGTCGATGTGAAGCGTATGCAGAACCAAGGATTCAGTAATGAATACAACCAAAACTTCTTAACAGGTAGGGATGGAACTCATAAAAACAAATAACCTACCACAGACTATCAACCATAAGGCGGTTGAGAAAGTCAACGCTCACCTTGCAGAGGTAGAGGAAAAGACTCGTGCGTTTGACAGACAGAACTCACAGACCACGCTCTCTCTAATGACGCTCACCATGATGACAGGGCAATCGCCTTATCGCATGATGCGTCAAGTCATGGCTGAGATTGAAAAGCGTAAACTTGCTCTTGCTGAATCGCAAGTTACCTACGCCAAGAACCTACAAGAACTCCAAGAGCTAGAGGGCAAAGATGACATGGTGTCTGTGGCGGAGTACCGTCATAAGTCTGTGTTATTAAAAACTCTTGAGAACAAGATTAACGGTTCATTCAAAGACATTGCAACCTTATTAGATTCGTACTACTCTATCAAAGAAAAGAACGGTATAGAGGACTGGGATGAGAGTGCGTTTGAGGTAGAAGAAAAGAAGCACCATGTGCGTAGAGGGTTTGAGTTAATGTATAGAAACCTCATGCAAGGCGGTAGAGCAGAGAAATCTACCTTAGAATATCTACAACAATATGGCGTTCACCCACAGGTCTGTTTGACAGAGGTATCAGGCTATATCAAGCACACAAGCGAAAGGGTGGCAAACAAAGAACTTATCCATGCAAACGACCTTGAGGACTTCTTAGACCANATGGCTGAGAAGTATCATGGCAATGTAGATAAGACGAGCGAAAGACTGTTTGGTAAAGCAGACTTTCTAAATACTGACTATATGTATCAACTAGAGGCTAAGAATGAAACTGATTAAATACGTACTTACAAACAGAGGCAAGACTCCTGACTTCGTAGATGGAGNCAATCATTAGCGGTGGACAGTTCCCACGTGCGAATGGAATGGAAGAACCAAAGGACTGGACACTTATAGGTGTGGGCGATGTAGACCCTGACAACCTTCCCACCAACTGCCTAGAGGTTATCGAATCACACGCTGATTTACTAGCCTATATGCAAGAGTATCTTGAGGACAATGTAGAGATGGGCTTTGTCGTAGAAGAACAGGCGCAGTTGATTTGGGACAAGTATGAAGCTTCCGCCTAATCCACGATTCAGGAAGGTAGATGACGTAGAAGCGCCCAAGTACCACAGCAGGGCGCACAAACGCAGAGCCATCAAGCGCAACCTTACCAACAAGGCAAAGCTGGCATGGTTNTTNGTNCAGTANCGNAGAGACCTTCTACGCATGAAGCATTCTGTGGTCTCTCTTGTAAAGTCTCAGGACAAGACCCCACGCAANGTNGCTGCGTGGTTNAAGGAACGGTCTACTGAGCCATCTACGGCTCGTGCTGTTGTAGGNTTTGGTAGTGTCGTAGGTGTAAGCATCAACCCCAATCTCATTACAGAGATTCTTATCATGGGGGCGAGCATCCTTTCTCTTATCGAGTTTATTCGAGTAGAGCCACGACGCTAGTTCAGGTGTATATAGTTTGAGGGGTCTATATACTCATTCAGCAGTTCTTGCTGACGCTTGAGTTCGTTCATCTTTTCACCCACCTCGTANCCNTCTTTCTCCCCTCTTTGGTAGCCTAAGATGTAGCCCATNCCAAAGCAAAAACACATTCCTATAAAGATTGCAAAGAACTCCATTACGCATCCCTCCCAAAGGCTAAGTCATACCCATCAAGGTTGGTAAAGCGCATCTCCTTCTTGATGAATTTTTGGCGCACAATNCCTGTGTCGCCTTCTCGGTTTTTTACGATACCCACTTCACAGATGTCTCGTGTGGAATCCCCTGTAAAGTCCTCTGGGTCTCCCTCACCGTAGTGCATCTTGTTNTAGTATTCTGGGCGGTAGAGCGTCATCACCACGTCAGCGTCTTGTTCAATAGCACCAGACTCACGTAGGTCGCTAAGAAGNGGTCGCTTGTTGGGAGCGTTGTTCTACACCACGATTTAACTGCGCTAGGGCAANNACAGGTATAGATAGCTCTTTGGACAAAACCTTACACATACGTGAGGCTTCGGCAATATCTCGCTCTCTTGTTTCGTTACTTCCTGTCATAAGTTGAAGATAATCAATTATNAGCATTTCTATGCCATGCTTTTTCTTCATAATGTGTGCACGAGTTCGTAGCGTGTTGGCATTGAGAAACGAGTTGTCATCAAAGTAGATAGGAATTTCCGACAGACGGCTTGCCACCTCTAAGACTTCAGCGTATTTGTCGTCATCAAGGTGTCCNTGCTTGAGCAGGCGTGCATCCATACCAACCTCTGCGGTTAACAGACGAAACGCCAAAGACTCATTGCTCATCTCCAAACTCATCACACCTACGGGCTGACCGTTCTTGGCAATACGTCTGGCAACCTCCAAGGCAAACGCACTCTTTCCCATCGCTGGTCTTGCTGCAATCACATAAACTTTGCCACGTTCAAACCCAGAGAAGTGTTTNTTCGAAGGCTAAATTTGTTTTCATGGATTCGTCAGCAAAACCGTCCTTATATTTGGCGATAGAGTCCAGAACTCCGACCAACGCATGGTTTAGGTCGGTCATTGTGCTAGAGTCGCTTAAATCGGACGTGAGGGCGCTTATTTGCGATATNGCCTCTTCAACGTCCTGATTTTCGTCTGAAAGCAGGTTTTCTGCACGTTTTATTGTATTATAGGCTTGAACACGTGTGTATGTGTCCTTGATAATGCTTTTATATTGTTCTACATTTTGTGTTTGATGTACTAAGAAGTAATCATAGCCATCAGAAAGTTGCACACCTTCGTAGCCTTTTTCGTATCGTGCCTTTAATTCCTTGAAAGCTTTNGAACAGGCGAGGAAATATTTCTCTGGTATAGAGAATATCTCGTCACGGTGCTCAGGCATCAGAAGTCCTGTGCCAATGAGCGCCTCTTCGAAGCTCCCCTTAAGTTGTGGTGTCATTCAGCTAGTAACTTCAGAAACTTATCCGCTGTNTCTTGGTCAAGACCATCCACGGTAATGCCTTTACGCTTGATGATGTACTCACCAGCTTCTTTGTCTACGTAGACGTCTACGCCTCGTACNTTGAAGGCGGTGTCGTATCCGCCACGTGTAATGAGTTCCGTCTTACCAAAGACGTTCTCGAATCGTTGTCTAATGGAGTTCATAACGATTGGGTTCAGTGTTAATGGTTATCAGTAATATATCCACACTTTATGACAAACACAAAAAAAAGAGGGGAAACTTTCGCTCCCCCTCTCTCACCATTAACAACCAATAGAACCCCTACTGGAAGATTGTATCTTTAACGAACCGAAACAGTTTTAGTGTTTGGTTGACGTTAGAGTAAGACCCGCCACGAATCGCTTGCTGTAGTTTGTCAAACACTCGTGGTCTTCGCTGTAACTTAAATAGTCTTGCTCCAGCTTCGTGAGGATTCTGACGCGCCTGTTGCCATGCTTCCATAGCATCGGACTCGTCCTCGGTTGGTTCTACCTCTTCTTTTAGGATGCGGTAGATGTGTTGGTAAAATGCGTCATTCCATTCTGCGTCTAGGTATGGCGCTAACTGCTTGGTAAACTCACGCCCTGAAATCTTTAGGGCGTCTAACTTAGGCTTGGTCATTTGGCTTCTCTTTTCTCATAATTTCAATCACAGAGATAAGAGAGACGGCAAGACCAATAATGGATTCAATCATGTCTGGGTTTACAGTCACCCCAACCGCACCCATAAGTCCAATAAGACCTTGGTACGTTGACTTTTCCGTAAGACGTTCTT